TCTCAAATAGCGCAAGAGACTGCGTTAGAGTCTATGACTAGAGGTAAAAAAGGTCGCCCCGTTCTCAAACTCAATAAGGCGACACAAAAATTTAGTCGAGGCACGATTGAAAGAGAAGGTCCAGAGTACGAGGAAGCCAGCACAAGATTATTTGGACCCGAATCAAAAGACCCTGCTGGGTTTAGTTTTTTAGATGCTTTGCATGGAGGGGCAGAACCCGGACCTCTTTTCGAGAATAGATGGCAAAGATTTAAGGCTTTCTTTAGAGAACAAACTCTTAATAAATATGAAGCAATAAGTATTTTAGAGGAAAAAGCTAAAAAAGTATTTGGTGAAATATATGCGGATAGCTCTGCTTTTGCTGCTGTATTAAGATCAGAAAATAGTGCCGCGATAACTAAGATGGCTTTTCTGGAAGGCGTTCCCGTTTATGAAGGGGGCATTATTAAAGTTGTCAAAGAAGTTGATGGTCAATCAAGAAGAGGTTTAGCTCAAATATTTGAGCCTATACTAGAAGATAGGCTATTCTCCCAGTTTGCTTTATATGCCTCTGCAAGAAGGGCGCAAAGATTAAATGATTATCTGCAAACAGGATTAACAGAAAACGACATAAGATTAGGGCTAGAGCTAGGCAGAAAATATCCAGAGTTTGAAGCTATATTTAACGAGTATCAAGAATGGAATAGTTCGCTCGTAAAATTAATGGTTGATACAGGATTAATTAAACCAGAGATCGGGCAACAGTGGATAGATACTGCTGATTACATACCTTATTATAGACAAGCCTATGAGGGTGGTGTTGATGGCACTGCTTATTTTTATCCTGATCAGTCATTAGATTTAGTTAGTGAAAGACCTGTAGATTATGAAGGTGTAAAAGGTTCAAGAATACCTCTTAATGCTGATCAAATCCCACCAGCCTTAAAAGGAGCAGGGCAAGCATTTAGAGTTGAGATTGATGGCAAGTTATCAAGAGAGGTTTACAGTTCTTTTGATCAAGCTCGTGCTGTAGCTAAAGCAATTAGAGATAGAACAGGTAATCAAGAGGTCTATGTTAACGCATCACCTAGACCGTTTGGTGATTTCCTAGAAAATATTACTCGTAACACAATGATGGCCATTGATGGTGCGAGTAAAAATATAGCTGCCCAACGCACTATGCGCGACATGGTCGCGGTAGGAGTAGGCAAGGAGATACAGTTACCCAAAGGAGGGACCAAGCCGACAAATGTTGTAATGGTGCGAATAGATGGAGAAGATCGTTATTTTGAAGTTTATGATGCATTTCTTTATAACGCTATAACTTCATTAGGCGCACAAGAATCTCCTATGCCCGGTATCTTAACAATGCCAGCGCAAGTATTAAGAGAACTTGTTACTAGAGATCCTTCTTTCATGATTAGAAACATGATGAGGGATACACTCTCTACTTGGGTAACTAGCGGTAGAAACTACACACCAGTTATTGATACAGCTAAAGGTTTTGCTGACGTGTTAAGAGGAAGCACTTCAGCAGAGTCACTAAGATTAGCTGGTGTTTTCGGGGGATATGACGCTGCTTCTAATCCTACTGATTTTAAAAAATGGATTTTAAAACAAGGAAAAATTAAATATCCACAAGGTGTTAATGAGAAAGCAGCTAGTCCTTTTCTCAAGCTATGGGATTTTACTGAAAAATTAACTTCAGCCTCTGATGCTTCTACGAGACTTGCAGTTTATGAGAGGGTGCTACGAGAAACAGGAAATGAAGCTCAAGCGATATTTGAAGCGCAGGAAGTAATTAACTTTAACAGGCGCGGTGCAAGTCGGACAATAAGAGTGCTGACAGCAGCCATTCCATTTTTGAACGCTAGAATCCAAGGTCTTGATGTTTTGTATCGGGCAGGTGTTAACAAAGGCACTGCCAATCCAGATGCAGAACGAAAATCCTTTATTGCAAAATCTAGTTTCATAATTGGGACAAGCGTTCTGTATTATCTGCTTGCTAGTGAGGATGAAGATTATAAAAACGCTACACCAGAAATGCGAGATCTGAATTGGATTATTGGTGGTTTGCGGATACCTGTTCCATTTGAGGTTGGGTTCTTATTTAAGACTGTTCCCGAAAGAATTATGGCATATAGTTTTGGAGATGATGTAGGAAGAGATTTTTATCAATCTGTTTCAAGAGGTATCACATCAACTTTTGAAATAACTCCACCTCAAGTTATAAGGCCCATAGGGGAAGCAATCGTAAACTATAATATTTTCACAGGTCGAGAGATTGTACCTTTTTATCAAAAAGGGCTTGACCCAGAATATCAAAAATATGAATCAACGAGCAGTCTTGCGGTTGAGTTAGGCAAGGCTCTTAATATATCACCCACTAAAATTGATCATGTGATTAAAGGATATACTGGCACATTAGGAAGTTACGCTCTCGATATCGGAAGCAGAGTTGTTGATGGACTAGCACCAGACTCTAAACCAATGCCCCCGACAAAGTTCTGGTATCAACAACCCATAATAAGGTCATTTATAAATAATCCTAATAGTCGAGGAACTGTAGTACAATTTTATGAGTTAGAAAGACTGGTTCGCCAAGCTACAAACACTTTGCGGCAAGCTAAGAAAGTTGGAGACGTTGGTAAGATAAAAGAGATATCTGAGGAACGTGCTAATCTCATAGCAGCACAACAATATGTTAAAAACATTAGGGGTAGACTTACGAAATTGCGTACCCAGAAGAATCAAATACTTAGATCACAGTTACCACCAGATCAAAAGAGAAGTTTGTTATTTGATATACAAAGATTAGAGCAAGCAATTACTGCTACTGTTCCTTCAGATAGGAAACGAATAGGCTTGCCAACTGGTGTGCCATTCTTTTCAGACTAAATTATGATAGGAAACAAAAGTGAATTTTTACAAGATTGCACACGCTGTAAAAAAACCTTTCCGATCAGCTTGTCTGTGGGGCGATCATAAATTTTATGATCCTCAGAGGTTAAAAATAACCTCAGAATTAGAAAACTCTTATCCAGCTATACGAATAGAAGTCGATAAGATGATGGAGCGATACGATGATTTCGTTCCGTTTCAGCATATGTCTCCTGATCAAACTTACATCAGCAATGATGATAGATGGAAAATGTTTTTTCTAAAGGTTGCTGGGTTTAAATTTAAGAAAAATGCAGAACAGTTTCCTGTTCTCATGAGGATATTAGAAAAGCATAAGTATGTAGTTAGTGCTTACTTGTCAGTGTTAGGACCAGAGAAAGCGTTGAACCCTCACGAAGGACCGTGGGCCGGGGTTCTGCGTATGCATATGGGCATCATCATACCTGATAACACAAAATGCCATATCAACATTGAGGGTGATAAATATTATTGGGATGAAGGCAAGGTTGTTTTGTTTGACGATACTTACAATCACTATGCTGTAAACGAAACTGACAAGTTAAGAGTAATATTATTTCTCGATATCATGAGGCCCATGACGTGGGCATATAATGCGTTTAACTGGTTTATGTTAAAGGCGTGTTTCTTGATGCCTTATGTCTGGGTTCCGTTGTGGAGACACAGGCAATGGTCAAAGAAATTTTATGGAGGCAAGAATGAACAAAGAGAAATTGATAGCACAGTTAAGAGTGCATGAAGGCGTAGAGCATACTGTCTACAACGATACGATGGGGATACCAACCATCGGCGTGGGCAGGAATCTGAGAGACAAGGGTCTATCTGATCAAGAGATCGATTATCTACTAAGCAATGATATAGATGCTTTCGCAGAAGAAGTTGCCACCGCCTTTCCTTGGTGGGAGGCTTTAGATGAAGTAAGGCAAAGAGTTCTGGTGGACATGGCCTTTAATATGGGAACGAGAGGTCTATCTAATTTTAAAATTACGCTAGGCCACATTGAAGCTGGTCGCTTTAATGAAGCGGCAGAGGAGATGCTCAATTCCAGATGGGCAAGACAGGTAGGTAATCGCAGTCAGGTTTTGTCAGACATGATGAAAACAGGAGATGATCATGGTTACTAAAGGGGATAAATCTTTACAGAAAGACTCTGCGTATCAAGAATATGATGTCGATGGAGATGGTGTTGTAAGCGATGCTGAGTTGTCAACTGTTCAGCAGATACACCAACAAGAAATAGAAGATGAAAAAGCCCTAGCTCAAAAGAGAATGGCATGGGTTGCGATGATTTCAATGATTGTTTTTACCATCATGGTATTTCTGCCAATCTTTCCTGACGCAAGGATAAAAGCATTGTCAGATTTATTTGGACTATTTTATATCGGTCAGGCAGGAGTGGTCGGAAGTTACTTTGGTATGACGGCTTATATGTCGAGGAAATGAATATGAATAGCGTAGATTTAAATACAGCTAAGATCCTTGAGACAGAAATTGAGATCTTACAGCGTAGGGCTGATGCATCAAAAGATGGCGGTATGGGAAATTATTATACTTGCATTAGTATTTTAAAACAGCGCGTACAAGAATTGCGAAGTGAGTAGAAAATAATGCTAACATTATTAGGTAGTGCATTAGGATTTGGCACATCTATTATCCCTGAGATACTGGGCTATTTCAAACAGAAGCAAGCTAATAAACAAGAGCTTGATATGCTTGAGGCAAAGGCAAAGTATGCTGAAAAACTTAGTGAATTAAAAATTAAGGAGTTGGATGCCAAGGCAGATATTGCCGAGTCAGAAAACATTTATAAACATGATCAGTCTCTTGATTCTGGACCATTTATCAATGGCCTTCGGGGTTCTGTGCGCCCTGTCATTACTTACATTTTCTGCCTAATGTTTGTCGCGAC